TCTTGTCGCCAAGTTCTGCAGGACCACGGATGATAAGAGGAACAACTGCTGATGCGGACTCTTCGTCACGAATCGGAGTCGTCATAGCATCGATAAGTTGTTCTTCAAACTCATCTTCTGCTTCTTCTGCAGTAAACCCAGGATTTAATTCGTTATCTGTGTCGTATGGATAGTCTGGGTCGCCTTGTGCAGCAACTGAAAGACCATCTGGTAAATAAAGAGCACCAGCGTTTAGGCGAGAGCGTGCTGTTGCACGGAAGGTTCGGTTAAGAAGTAGAAGTTCTGCGCAAAGGTCTAGAAGACCGCGTAGTGATGAATCTGCTTCATCTGAATAACGTGGGTGTGAACGCCAAACGCGTCCTACAAATGCACCCTTACCAAGTTTTTGAACTCCGATAAGTCCTTGTCCTGAATTTTGTTCACGACGACTAATAACATTGAAACCACCACGAGCATCAGCAAGAACTTCATCTACAGAACGAATATCCCAAGACTCTGGAACTCCGCTTCCACGCAACTCTGGCATTTGAACTAAGTAGCATTCGCCAGCAACAGAAAGATTAAGAGCAGCATCTCGCAAGAGACCTGCTTGTCCGCCATATGCAGAATCAAGTCGGGCTAGTGCACGCTCTGCTGCTGCAGCAAGACGAGGGTCAATATGAGAAGAGTCGCGAACTGATGCTGGTGACTCTGAAGGGTTATCTACAACTGCTGCATAAATACGAATGCGTGAAACAACAGATGCAACTAAATTAAAAGCGTATTTGATTTCGCCAATCGCATCGTAATATTCCCATGCCTCTGCTTGCCATGCTGACGATGCTGCAGTGCGACGAACTTTGAACTGTTCGACTTCGCCTTTGTCATTGATTTTTACTTGGGCTGCTGCTGCAGTAAGTGTTCGTGGTGCAGAGTAAGCAACTGCTTGTGCTTGATTGTTAAGAAAGATTGATGCTGGTCCAGTAACTTTCGCTGGCTTTGTATTAAACACAACTTGAGTTGAACGTGTAGATTTTCTTTTTGTCTTAGGCTTAGCCTTTGCCTGAGGGACAGGAGTTTTTTCTGGCTCAGTGGGTTCACTGTCGCGTACAAATACTGACACTAATTAACTCCTTGTCTTTTTAACGGAATACGATTTCAATTTCTGTCCTCGTATGCGGCTAAGAGGCCCGTAACCGCAGAGAAAGCAAGAACTAATCCGAGGTATAAGGTTATCTTGAAGATAATAATACCTGAGAGTACGAGTATTGATGCTGACCAAATGCTCATACACCACATACAAGTGAAGAGATACCCAAACATAGAGGTCTCGGGTGGGAAGCGTTTCCACAGACGGTTTCGTAGTGGGGAGAAGACTTCATCTCTAGTAATAAGGCGAGAGAGCCTATATGTAGCCAAGGCTCCTACAAGAAAGAGAAAGAACTCATTCATTAGTAGCCATCATAATGTCTCCATAAGGCATCCAAGAGCGCAAGCGTGAGCCACATCCGCAGTTATTGTCCTTCTTAAAGACCAAAATTTTTCCGCTCACAGTCTCAGCATAGTGGAGGGCGTCTTCTTTTGAGTAAGAAACCACCTCTTCTCTAAAAACAAGTTGCGGACCTTCAGGAGAGTCAACTCCTATAACTATTTTGTCGTTGAATACTACAACTCTGCATCTATCTAGCCTGCGAGTTCCATCTGGTGCCTGTCCTCGTGGAGTAAAAGTGCTTTTATCTTCTAAAGAGCCTGGAGGTGCGATTGCTACAAGTGCTGGGAACACATCAGCGGCTACTTTCATTTCACATCCGTATATTCTGTAGGTATGTAGAACTCTTCCCAGCCAAGATAAGAACGAGCAAGGCTGAGTGGGACAAGTAGAGGTTTCTCACGGGTTGCTGTCCCTGCTGCAAGAGCAGAATCAACCTCATGGGATTCTCGAACAACTACACAATACATCCATGAAGTAATAGTTTGCAGTTTTTCTAAAGGAAACGCGATAGGAAAAGTAGATTTCTCAGATGTGAGAGTCTCAAGTAGCCGAGCATTGGGCCTTGCTTTAGCACGCATAGGGTTTGTCCAGATAGCAATAACTAACTCTGACTCAGAGAATGTCCCAGAAGATGTCTTGTAGGTTTTAGCCATTTGCTAAACGCCTTGCCATAGCCCTGTAAGTGACTCCAGCGGCCTCAGCGATGTCTGCAGCAGGCACACCTCGGTTGTAGAGGCTTCTAGCAATGTCTGTAAGTTCGCGGTTGGCTATAGCCAGTTCGCTATTAGGGTCAGACTTTGCTCTATAGCGCTTTGCCAAAGAAGACAGGTGCTGAAGATGAGGTTTCATCTCAGGGGGAACGCTAGGTGAGATAGAGCGAAGGCGTGGAGTGTTTGGTAGAGGTGCTGTCGTTGTTAAAGACTTAGGTGGTGTCTCTGGGATTGCTCTACGTTGCTCTTGGGGAGTGGCGTTCTGGACCCAGAAGTGGACTGTTGATTTTGCCCGCTTAGGGTCTAACGAGTTAGCAAGAATACCTAGAGACCAACCAGCCTCCCAGAGAGCACGAAGGCGTCCGTGAAGAATTTCTGTCGGAAGAGATGTCAGAAACCTAACCTCATCGGCGGGTAACTTTATTTTCTTCTTCATTCCACTATTGTACAGTATTTTTTATAAGCGTACAGAGACAGGGGCAAGATACTTGGACGGTTTAGTAGAAAATATGAACCTTTCCTTATTTTGGTTTTGGCCTGCGAGACGGCTCTGCTAGGTATTCGCGTTTTTCCAAATCGTTTCCGGATATTTTTTTCTTAAAAGAATAAATAAAAACTTTTTATAAAAATAATGACAAAAAGGCAAGGCATTTGTTTTTATTGTTATTTTTTACTACAAAAACAATAAATAATCTTGCAAAATAAATTATTAGTGCTTGTCAAGGTTGAGTTGAGGCGACTCAAGTTTTACTTTTTACTAAGGAGTAATAATATTTTTTTCTCTGGTCAAAGAGTCAAGGAGTTGTTGATAGTTGCTAGGTCTAGGTCTAGACACGCCTAGGGCTAGGACTTGACAAAGACTTACTAGTGTAATACTATTACTCTTGTAATCAACTTCAACTGACAAGGAGAAACAAATGGACTACGACCAACTACTAGAAATCAACGAATCAAATATCGGACAACTAGACACACAGACAGTTAAGAGCATGGTCTGGACACTAGAAGATATGTTCAAGAGTTACGAAGGAACTGGAGAAGGCATTAGTTCAAAGTATGCAATGCGTTACCGCATGGCTTTAGCAGAACTGGACAAGAGAAAGTAATCCTACGAAAGAGCCCCCCGCATAAGGGGGGCTTTTTTGTTGCCTAAAGTCTGACTGGTCATAGCCGTATTATGGCTTGACAAGCGTAATCTAATATAATATCTTTATCTTATTAGCACAGAGGGTGCTAATAGAACGAAAGGGAAACAAAATGTCAGCATACGGAACCGCAGTAACAATCAAGGGAACCACCTACTACTACATCATTGACACAAAGGCTCAGGTTCGTGAATTACTACTAGGTGCTACCGCACCTATTGAAAAGGTAGTAGTTCAAGAAGAGACACGCGGAGAGCCTCACCGCGAGATGAGTGCAGAGGAAATCCTTTACCTCGTCCTCAACCACCCTACAACCGTAGAGGTTGAAGAGGAAGAAGTCGCAGTTCTAGCGAACACCTCAGCCTAAAGAATCAAAAAGAGCCCCCTCGAAAGAGGGGGTTTCTTTTTTGCCAAAAATAAAATAGAGCATAGCAAAAAGTAAAAATTCTCCAACACAGATGCCCGCATAACTTGACTTAATCTAAAGTAAGTATTATGCTATACCCGTAAGACAAACAAACGAAAGGGAAACAAATGCAATACACAGTAGACCACGCACTAGGTTCAGGAACATCTCTACAAGGTTATGTAACTACAACACTTGCACGACTCATCGAAGTTTTCGGTGAGCCTCAATATCACGGCGAAGGCGACAAGGTTACAGTTGATTGGGCAATGGTTTTCGAAGACGGCACAGTCGCAACAATCTACGACTGGAAGCGTTACGAAATGGGAACTCCTGGGCTCACAGAAGTCTTTCAATACAATATCGGCGGAGAAACTAAAGAAGCCGCATATCTCGTAAAGAAGGCATTAGCCTAAAGAAAGAAGCCCCCTAAGAAATTAGGGGGTTTTTTCTTGCCCTATCGCTTGACAAACTAAACCCTAGCCCCTATGCTTAGGGTAAGACAAAAGACACAGAGAGGAAATAAATTGCTAGCAATCACATTAACGGCAGAAGGCAACAAAGCGCAAGAGATTAAACTCAATGAGGGAGACTCTCAGTTATCTATTCTACAAAATGCAGTAGGTGGATATATCGAAGCAGTAGACCTCGAAGACAATCTCACAATGTGGGTCAATGAAGAAGGAAAGTTAAATGGACTTCCAATTAACCCAATGGCGACAATGCTCTGGGAAAAGCATTTTGGTTTCACAGATGTAATTGTCGGAGATGTTATCTTCACAGGTGGGACAGGTTCAGAGGGAGAAACTCTCGGACTGGACGAAGAAACCGCAAACACTCTGCGAAAACTCTTCAAAATCTAACAACTTCAAGAAGTAGCCCCCGCAAAGCGCGGGGGTTATTTCTGGAGAGACAGTAGCAAAAAGTAAAAATACGCAGCGTCAAGTTCTGGCAGATGCAAACAACTTATGTTACTGGTCAGTAACTTCAGGATTTGACAAAAACAAACATAACATCTATACTTAAATTACAATGAACAACAACGACACAAGGAGAAAAATGTCAATTACAAACTTCGGGATAAACTCCGAACAACTAAAGAAAGCGCACTCCGCAAGAGAGTTTGTAGGCAAACGCCCTACGGTCTTGGTTGCTGGAGGTATACAACGATACGGGCAAGTTTTGCCTGATAGCGTTGTAAATGGTTTTACACACATCAAAAACTCTGACGACAGAGACAACTACATCAAGGCACTTGCCTCGGTGGGTTGGACAGGTAGGGCTATCGCGGTTGCTTGCAAAATGTCGGCAGAGCGTGTCTATCAGATTATTGCTAGTGGAGCACAAACAATGCACACACCTGCAACTCTTATGGTTCCGCCTGCTCCTCGCAAAATGGTGAAGGAAAAGATAGTAACTACATACACAGAGCCCGCACCTGAGATGCTTGCCCGTATGAGAGAACTTCAGCCACTAGCGCAACTAGTTCGCTCTAGTTCTCCTCGCTATCGCGCAGAGGCAGAGGAATACACATACCTGCTCAATGAGGCGACTAAGCAAGGTTGCACAGTCTATCGTCTAGCAAAATTGCTCGGCGTAACACATAGCGCATTAGCCTTCAGACTAGTTCGCTATGGATACCGAAGCACAGTTCACGGGCAGACAAAGGCGTATCAACCTGTAATGCATAGGTTGGCTACTCCTAGTGTCTGATACACAGAGGACTTGCTCTTATTGCGGTGGACAGATGGAGATTGTTGAAGTCTTCCACCGCGAGAGGGGCTGGGTTTTTGCTTGGCTACATACAGACAACACCGCAAAGAAGAAGACAAACTATTGCTCTGTTGCTTGACAAACATACTTTAATGCACTATTATTAGATTAACTACAAGACAGGGAGATTAAAATGGAAATTGTTATTCTCGCAATTATCGCTGGACTAATGGGAACCGCGATAGCAATGTTGCAAGACCCTATTCAAGAATAAAAGAAAGCCCCCTAGTGAAAACTAGGGGGTTTCTTTTTGACATCTGTAATTAAGCAGAAGCCTTGCGCTTGTCTATTTGACCAAACGCTTCGTTGATTTCGGTGGCAGTCAATTTGCCATCAGCAAGATAGGCACGGGATAAAGCCTCTACGACAGTAGCGACACCCAAACCACCCGCAAGAGCGATTGACTTCCAAACCTCAATACCAAACAAAGAACCTGCTCCAACTACGGATAGTCCTGATGCTGCGAATGTAGCAATAACACGACCAACAAGCATCTTCGCCTTTTCAGCGAACTTGTCGTCCTTGTCTTTTTCTACGGCAACACTTTTTTCTCTAGCCATTTGTCCCGTCCTTCCGAGTCTAGACACGGACGCAAAAAGTAAAAAAGCGCCCTGGCTAGTCAATTTTATTTGACAGCCAGAGCGCTGATTTGATTACAGTTAGGCTAAAACTTCTACAGCAGTTCCCGCAAACAACTTCTTAATAAGGTCTGCGTCATCTACAACGACAGCATCTTCGCTCAGCCCAGCGTAAAGAGCGAGCGCTTTCTTCGTTCCTTCACATAGCCAGCCACGATTGTCGCTTCCCGCATCGTGGAAACCAAGTTCAATAAGGCGTTCTTGCACTAACGCAACTGACAGAGAGTTCTGGGCATTTGACTCAAACTTCAGGCTAGAGAGCAAAACGCTTCCTGCAACTGAAGATGCTGGTGGAACATAAACAACTTCTGGTTCTACAGCAGCGGCGGCTGGAGATTTTTTACTTTTTGCTGATGTCTCCGCAGCGGCGGCTTCTTCAACATAAACAACTTCTGGTTCTTCAGGTTCGTAACCCGCGTAATCTAAATCTTCTTGACTCATTTTTAATTCACTCCTTCTGGGAACTTTGCATACCACTCTTTGAATCTAATCTCATCACGATTTGTGAGAGTGCCAGAGATTTTCCAAGCAGTGAAGTCTTCACCACCACGGCTCATATGATAGGCAATCTGAGCATTGACTACTGGGTCAAAGAGGTCTTTGTTGCTATCTAAGTCATATTTGTCTCGGCGGGCGACTCCTAGCCCACCAATCATATTAATTTGGAAGATGCCGTAGGAAGAGTCGCCAGTCCGTGTGTTGCCGTTAAAGGCAAGAGGACGACCATTACTTTCCTTCTTGACGACAGCCCAAGCAGTCTTAAGGGCTTTCCCTTCAAACCCAACCGCAGAGAGCATCTGCGCTAACTCGATGTCCGTGAAGGGAGTCTTCTGGACTGAGAACTTTTCTAGTTGGAGTTTGGCTATCTTTTGTCTTTGCTTTTCAATCTCGGCTTCAATATCTGCCTGAGTTACTTCTTGCTGTGCTTTCGCTTTGGCAATCTCTTCTGCACTTGATGTCTGCGCTACCGCAGAGAAGACAGAGAGAAAAACAACCGCCATAGCAACGCTAACGATTTTTTCGATGGCTGTGCTACTAGGTTTCTTCATTAATTATTTCCTTTGTTCGGGGATAGGGACAGGTGACTACCTACATCACCTCGGCGTCTGTAATAGCCCGCCTTCTATTCCCCCCGCTTTGGGGAGAGAAGGTTATTAACCTTTCGTATCTAATGCGTCCTTGTGGTCGCTCGTAGGTTATAGATTATCATAAAAAGGTCAGGAAGGTTCTCTTTTTGACCAAAAAACGATAAAAATTTAGTAACAATCCTCACAGATGAGCCCGTTTCTATACTCACGCTCGGGAGTTGCAAAGACTTTGCTACATTTCCAGCAGTTTATGTAAATGATTTGTTCTTTCCGTGTTTTCATTGAAAAATCCCTTTCTTGAGTTTTTCTTTGTTAGACATAAGATACATCATTATCAAGGCAAAGTCAAGCGACACGCCAAAACAAAACCCTCTACAGAGGAAGGTAGTAGAGGGTTCTGCGCTTTAAGAAGTGGGTTGAGTTACTTCTCTCTGCTTGCCAAGGTTGCTGATGCAACCGCTGACAACCCTAGGCTGATAGCCCAAGGGATATTATTCTGCCACGATGCGACAAAAGAAGCAAGTCCGAAGACTATGGTTCCAACCGCAGTCCAGACGATATTGAGATTATTCATTTGTTGTCCTCTTTTTCTTAGGCGAAGTTCTGCCCTTCAACCGCGCTGAAGGGTCTCGTAATGTAACTCCCTTACTTCGGATAGCCTTGCGAGCGCACCTATAAGAGACATTGAGTTTGCTGGCTACAGCATCTACAGACAATCCGTCCACATAAAGTTGTGCCGCGGAGTCTGCGATGTTTTTACTTTTTGCCATTACTCCTCCAACGGACGCTGAACGGAGTTCTGCGTAAATTGTGGGTCAATGCCTTTGTCCCGCAACCATTGTGCAGTTTCGGGGTCTTGTGCATTGCTCGTAACGTGGCGTCCTTCCTTCCAAGTGAAGAAAGAAGTTGTGCCTTCAGGTAAAACCCAGAGGTGATACTGGTTGGCAGTATCAACAAGTTGAGATTCTGGCGGGAAGATTTCTACGGCTTCTCGCTCTGCCCCAGCCAGTTCGTTCTTGATGCGCTGGAAATGACGCCAATCACGAATTGCTTTTCGCTCTTGGTGTCGAATAGACAGGTGGAGACCACTTGCATCGCCAAGTTCTGGCTCAAGGACTGTCCGCACAACTACATAGAACTTGTTGTGCCAGAAAGTTTGGTTAGGCTCTAACTCGACAAGTTTTCCATTATGCAGAGGTGTTGCCTCGACAAGTTTGTCCCACGTTGGTTTCGTCATTACTTGTTCCGCGCTTTCTTTACTGTGCGATAAATGGCATAGCCTATAATTCCTGCGATAAGACTTGGTGTATAGAATGAGATGTTAAAGAAGTTTGATGAAACTTCAATCCACTCGAACTGGCAACTAAAATCGCAAGATGCTTCTGCTGTTGTAATTGGTGTTGTTTCCATTAGTTATTCCCCCCTCTCTTCATTTCTCTCTCGGCACGAAGTAGTGCCTTCAAGGCTTTGTTTTCCTGCATCAACTTTCCGTGAGCGCGTATGGAGATAACCATAACTACGCAAGAACTTGCGAGCGCAATTGTAATTCCAATAAGTGTTCCCGTGTCAAGTATCATTTTTACTTTTTCCATTCCCTTTTGTCTAGTTTGATGTGGACTTCATTTGTTTTTAGTTGAGGCATTGGTATTGCTTCCATAAATGCTTTTTTCTCGGCACTTGTTTCTAGGTCACACCATATCCAAAACTGTTCATCACTCATAAAAGCAAACTTGAGTAAAAACTCGGCACGAGGTGTGCTGATTTTTTCTCTGTCTTTGATAATAGAGTCTTTTGTTTTTGCTAAAGCATTTGCTTTTTTAGTTCTCCAACCTGACATTATTTACTACCCCCTTCAGGAAAGTAGCACTCAAGACTTGACTTGAAACAGTAGCCATCGCCAACCCAGTTGAGATGGTCTAGACCAATAGTTGCAAGTGTAAGTAAAGCAATAGCAACAACTACCGCAATTGCAAAAGCGAAGCGTCTGCGAATAATAAACTTTCTGTCCATTAGCATTATCATTTTGTCATTTCCCTTTCCTTGCTTATTAGTAACTTTTACTAATACCCTAAGAATACAGCCTTCCTGACTTTTTGTCAAACCTTCCTGACTTTCGGCGTGTCGTAGAAAAAGAAAAGGCTGGCTAGGTTTTACTTTTTCCTAGTCCAGCCCTTGCTCTTACTTCTTTGGGAAGGGTGGAAGTTCACGAAGAAACTTCTCAAACTTCTTGTTACATAGTGCGTGAGGACTTCGCTTCTTTCGGATTAGCGCAATCGCATCATCAGCCGTGTAACCCTCTTTCATAAGGATTAGTGCTGTAATGAGTCCTGAACGGTTCCAGCCAGCCTGACAGCGCACTAGAACCTTATCTCCGCGCTTCCAGTCTGCGTGTATGTCATTGACAATACGATAGACCGCACCCATATTTATGTCGCTCATATCCGCATCATAGAAACCAAATCGAACTTCCTTAACGCCCCAATCAACTGGCTTAGCCCACGCATAGGCTGTTACCACCACATCAAAGTCCTTCTTGGTAATTCCAATAGGGGCTTCTTCTGTTGGAGTGTATGGAGTTGCTTCGTAGATAGTATCGAAGTCGTCTGTTCCGCCCTGCCATAGGCCGGGAAGGACTTCAGACCACAAATCTTCTAGTCCGTAACTCTCAAAGTCGTATGTTGGTCGTGCAAGTTCTATTAAGTTAGCCTGAAACTTCTCTAACTGTTCGTCCCTACTTAGACCCTCTAAATCTTTATCCATTTTACTTTTTCCTTTCGTCATTGTTGTTAGTTTAGCAAATTAGTTCTTCTTTGTCAAATTAACTACGCCCTTAACGGCATAGACAAAAAGACCAGTAATCATTGAATTGAGCAAGTCTGCCTCACGCTGGCATTGTTTAGCAGTCGCCTTACGGCTCTTTCCAATACGCTTCACACGCTTGTAGGTTCCTACAACCGCACTATCAGGCAATCCTCTCATTTCTTTCCCCTTTCGTTTGCTTGATAGGTTAAGTATAGCAAACCTTCCTGACATTTGTCAAGTCTATTTCTTGGCTTTCTTTCTAGGCTTGGCGACCTTCTTTTGCTTGAGGTCATACTTGCTCTTGGCATACCAACCAATAGCGAAGAATACGATTAGCCCCAACGCTGAAGCGTCTAGCAAAAGTAGGAATAGCAATACCGCACCTAGAGCGTAGAGGACATACTTGTAAGTAATCTTCTCCGCAGGGTGTAAGTGGACAAGGTATTTCATTGGGTTGAACATAATAAGATTTTTTAACATTGGCTTCCCTTTCGTTTCCATAAGTATAGAGCATTAGATAGAGACTTGTCAAGTTGATGCTGTCGGACATCTATAAGTTGTTTATAGTTAAAACGCCAAAAACCTTGGTTAAAAAAATGTTAAGACAAAACGGACATTTTGACTGTGAGTTATCTAACATTATTTTTCTGTGAGGTTTTGATTTAGTGGCTAGGCATTTGCACACTACAAACAACTTCAGAACCGCACTAGGCATCTTGGCGAGTTTTTACTTTTTGCTATGGGCTCAAAAGAAAAACCCCAGATTTCTCTGGGGCTTCCCTTTTAATTCTTAATTCTTTACTAGCGTGCTTGGGTCAAATTTCTTTGCACACTCTGAACCTACTGGCCAAAAACCCTGTGAGATAGTTCCCCCATCTCCATCGCTGGCTGGGTGCAGAACCGCACCTGCGATAGATAGATGAACCAACCAAGAGTTCTTCCCAACCTTGCGTCCGCATTGGCAACAAGCGTTGTCATTAAGACCATTTACAAAGTCTCCGAAACTTATCATTTACTTTCACCCCCTCTGCTGTTTGATAATCAAATCATACTACATCTGATTATAAAAGTCAAATCACTTTCCGCAGAAGTCGCAATCAGGTTCGGCTTCGTTTCTTTCTACCTCAAAGTCTATGAGCGCACCATCTATGCCATCACCGCAAGGTGTGCATACTGTGAGCCCATCTTCCAATACCTTCCGCATTATCTATACCCCGCTTCGTGTAGTGCTCTGAAGATGTTATTAACTCTTTCGACATTTATCTTTTGGTGTTCGTTCTCTTGCTTGTAGTTCATCATTTCAAACTCTTGAAGAACGCAATCAAGTTGTGCAATCTGTCGTGCATCAAAAGTTACTGTAATTGTTGTGCCTATTGCGATACCCATTTGGTATCCCCCTTTCTTTCTAAGATAATAGTAACACTACATTGACCTATAAGTCAAGTTATTCAACTTCGCAATCGTGTCCGTATCCATAAAGTTCCGCGTCTGTCGGGTCTGCCAAATTAAATACTCTTTCGCATTCTGTGCATTTAACTTTCATTTTTACTTTTTCCTATCCGTAGTTTTTGGTAAAGAGAACCCCGCATTTCTGCGGGGCTCCCTCTCTAATCTTTAGAGGCTTGCTACTAATTCGTAGCCTTTGGCTTGCTTTGACCATTGCTTGTCGTAAGCGAACCAAAGTGCTTGCTGTGCTGAACCAAACACTTTTGTCTGGGTCTGTTGCTTATGGAGTTCTTCTGCCTTACCCCAAGATGTGATTACGCGATTATCAACTACGACAATCTCGTAAATCTTTTTCTTGCCATTCGCTCCGCGCTGTCCGTCGGAGTTTTTTACCAAAATGAGTTTTTTCATTTTGTAACCCTTTCTGTTGGTGTGTGAGTATTTTACCATTCGGTGTTTTGTTTTGTCAAGTCTATTTAGAAAAATCTTTTTAGGTGGATAACCCCCCACCCCACCAAGTGGGGGGTTATCCGAGATAGTGACCTATGACCAGTAGGTCTATCCCTTATTGGCTAAAACTTTTGGTTGGTCGTTGGCGGAGTATTGAGTCAAGGTCGTATTCAACTTCGCTCATTGCGTAGTCGAAAAACTCTGACTCTAGATTTACGGCTAGGTCAAGTTTTTCCTTGACTATCTCCGCAATCAGTTTTTTCTGGTTGTTGCGCATTGTCGTTCTCCTTTCTTGTTGATAGTCCAAGTTTACCATTTAAGGTTTTGTTTTGTCAAGTCCATTTGCAATAAATCTTTTTTCTTTTTAAGTTGTTGGTAGTTGGGCGACCGGCGAACGCCGGAGACATTAGCAAAAAGTAAAAATTCTCCTCTGGCGGCATCACACTTCGCAATAACTTTTGGGCATAAAAATAACCCCCCGCGTTTCCGCGAGGGGCTATCTCCGTATTCTTAGTCTTCGTCTTCACTTTCGTATGGAGCGAAGGTAAACGAACAACCCATAGGTTCATCGTGGCTGTAACGCACCGCAGTTAGAGTTTCTCCCTCTAACTTAAACTCTAGACGGAAGTCGCCGCGAATAGTTAATGCCTTGTAGAGAGTATCTAGGTTGGTGATAGCGTGGCCACTTAGGCTCTGCCAAGTCATTCCCCTGCCTTCGATACGAACAAGGTCTGCATCAATACCCGCACGCTCGCGCCAAGTAGAGATAATCTCTTTGAAGTATTCAACCGAGTCTTCCCAACAACCGAAGCAGTCGTCGGACATAGTTTCATCTTCGTTCGTGCAAGTGCAGTCGCTCTGTAAAGTAACTGTAAGTTTTTCAAGTGTGTCCACTTGTTACCCCTTTCTTTAGGTAATTGTATTGTATCTTGTTTTTATATGAAAGTCAATTAATGAGCAGTTTTGCGACTTGCTCGGGTCGTTAGAATTAGATAAGACTTTCTAGGTTCAGTATTAGAGATAAGTCTTCTGAAGTTATCTCATAGCCTTTATCTGTTTTTACCGCACACTTAGGTAGTGGCTTAATGTCTGTCGGTAGAGTGACGATGGCATCGCCATTACCTTCACGGCAGTTTTCTACGGCCTCGATGGCCTGTTCAAGATATTGCGACATCGGTGGATAGACATTCCCTTTTAAGTGAGCATCTACCTGCACCATAGTTAGCAAGTCCATATGGTTCCCCTTTCTTAAGGTAATCGTAGTATATCAAACAATTCTAAAGAATGCAAGTCTTGTTGGAAGTTGTTGTGAAGTGTTGCCACCGGCCGCATCGCTGAACGAGAGTTTTTACTTTTTGCTACGGCGCAAGAGAAAAGCCCCACCTTTCGGCAGGGCTTCTCTTTCGAGGACGGCGGATATCCTAGTCTGGAACCGCCCTCAAACTTATTCTTTATTCCGCATCAGGGTAAGTCTTCTCTAATCTTTCGTAATAGTCTTCGTCCATTCCGAAAGCAATCTCTGCGCTGTGCCATTCCCCTGTTGCTTCGTCAAGGATATTCTCCTCGATACTCCAGTCTGCTTCGTCCCAACGGACTTCGTCTTTCATAACTTCCGCAATTAAATCTACAAAGCGTTGCATAACCGCTTCTGCCTCTTCTGCACTATTAGCCTTGATATCTACCATTGAGATAGTTAAGGCTTGCCCCGTGCAATAATACTTCTCTGCCATATCACTTCCCTCTCTAGAATGTCCTTTAGTTGTTAGGTATCCAGTAGGGAGTCGTATTGTTTCCGCCCCTTGCAAGTTAAAGGCGTTCAGGTGACCAGCGACTTCCCCCTACTGAATAACTCTATTATAGCAATTTACTTGCAGTTGCGCAAGTCTTATCTTTCACAATCTCGGACTATGTCTTTACCGCAGTCCATACAGAAGGTGAGGTAACACTTCACTCCCGCATCGTGAAGCCTAAGGCAGGGAATGAACCCCTCTTCACTTTGTGGGCAGTCAATAGAAGTATTCATCTTGCTCTCCTTTGGTCAAGTTCAGTAACCCCTACCGAACAATATAAATATATCATAGGTTAGTGCAGGATGTCAAGTATCTATAAACAATTTATTTATCAAGATGTCGAGGGCTGCCAGGTAAATAGCAAAAAGTAAAAATAGGCTGCCTGGCATCTGGAAGATGCGAAGTTGTTTCTAGTTGTGGAACCGGGGAGGGCCCGGGTTATCCGAAGTGTTGAACCTGAACATAAATCGGTGGGCTTGTGCTTGGGTCAAGCCTAGATGCAATAGTTATTGCTTGTCGCACAATCGTCTTTGCCGTAGCAAGAGTTCTCTTTCTAGTTT